TTACCCTCTCTTAGTTAACTTCTAAGAGCGCTTTAAATATGAGTTACCACTTTCCCGTATTCCACAACTACTGCAATACTACAAAGTCGGTGGCACTTGCCCTTTCAAATTGTTTTTCGCCTTTTCTTCAGTTCCTCATCAAGTTACAAACAGTTTTTCTCAATTCAAAACTTTTTCTTTTCCTGTCTACTGTTATTCGTGTAGTCCTTATCAATGTGCAAAACAGTTTGAACTTTTCCAAGATATTTTTAAAGATTCTCTAATAACTTTCAAAGTTTCGCTATTCCATTGGTTTGCAATAACTCCTTTTACTCATTAACGATAAGTGTTTAAGACTTGTGTCGTTCAGCCTGTTTCAAAACATTTAAAGAACTATTTGAATAAAGGTATGGAAAGATTTAAACATTACCAAAATATATTTTCATCCTTTTGGTTTTGTTTATCAATAATGTTAAAGAGCTGTTCCCATTTCATTCAATATAGTCAAGCTGAACAAATAAACAAAAGAATAATTCATCAAATAAAGATTTTTCACTCCTTCATATATATATATAGTAATAGTACAGCCCAACGTCCGGAGTGTCCATTAATATAGGGGATCAAAAAGGACTCAGCATGTTTACCGAGAGGAGCCTAAAGGGAGTTCAAAGGGAGCCTAAAGGGAGTTCAAAGGGAGTCCATAGCTTTAATTAGACTTAGTACAAAAAAACAAATATATGAGAAGACACAAACAAGGACAACTTCAGTCCACTACTCCTTTAACACTTCCTTCAAACTCCCTTTATGTTTCCTTCAAACTCCCACCAGAATTCCTTAATTAATTCATAGCGTATTCCTGCCGTAGTTGTATTAATAAAGTAATCCGGATGGAATTTTGAAGGGATTTCAGAGGGGGCATGGGGGAATGTCACTGTTTCTTTACGTAGGTTGCCCTTTAAAATTTTTGTAATATTTTTTGAAAAACCCCTTTAGCTCCCACTGTGTTTCCCTTTAGCTCCCACTGTGTTTCCCTTTAGCTCCCACTGTGTTTCCTTTCGGCATCCTTCCGGCGTCCTTTCGGCATCCTTTCAGTACCGCACAAAATCACTGTGCCACGATTTACCTTCATGGACATTCAAAGTACCGTCAACGCATATCCGAGTAACCCCAGAGTTTACATCCATGATTTTCTGAAGTTCCTTTTCGAGGAGGTCTTGCTTCTTCTTATCAGTTTCCTTCTGAGCATCAATGTTAAGGATATCAGTCCAGTACTTTACAGCGATAGCAAGCACATCAATTCTATCATCATGGGCAAGGCAAGCTTTATCTTTGGATAGCCTTGTCATTTGGTAGAATAACATGTATTGTAAAGCCTTCTCAGGGGGTAGGTGAGCAACGCTATTGTAGTCGTCAACGATTACTTTAGGGTCTATGACAAGCCTATGCTGAGACATAACTGGTTCAAGTGTATCAAGTATTCGTATCTCCTTTTGAGTTGAGTGACGAACTTCTTCAATGGTGCATGGGTGGTGTTTAAGGAGGATTGGTTCAAACAGTGCCTTATACATTCCATCACCAAAGTTACTTTCGACAACCACATAGTTCACCTTAAACTCCTTTGCGATCATTGCAAGGGTAGTTAAGGCATCCTCACTGTAGCCTGTTCCTTGAATACCACCAAGTTTTAAAAGGTGAAGGAAACCATTGTGAATGGCAACCACGGCATAACCAGTTTCATCACTACCCAGTTATTTTTTCGGCGTTCCATCCTTTAGAATGTTTGCGTGTTCCTTTAGCAACCTTACGGATATTTTGAGGAGTCAGCCCATGTTCCCGACACCACACAGTGAATACTTCAGGATAGAACACATCACCTTCTGGAGAAATGAGTTTGTATTTCTCACCTTTACCTGAATTATGTGGTTCATGTCCTTTAGCAAATGTTGTGATTGCTCCTGTTGGTTTTCTCCAATTAGGGTTGCTTCTGTTACCACCACACATAACATTCCATCCGATGTTCATATTTGGCCGAAGAGCACCTTCAATGTACATGGCATCGTCTTTTGACACCATATTTCCAATTTGTCGGATCGCAACTTCAATACCAGACCGGAGGATAAGACCAATCGGGCGCTTTGAGTGCTTATGTTGACCTAATCGATAGGATAAGGAGCGTCGTGTTATTCCGATGTACCCCTTAGATGTGTCAGTGTCTCCGACTTCATGTATATGGTATACCTTGTAAAGCCTTGTTTTCTTTCTAAATTCACTCATGTTTACTTGTTGATTTATTCGTTAGATAAATTTCTCTATGTTCCCATAGAGTTCAGACTATATCTTCCAACTCTCAAGAGTCTCTGTGCCCTGTTTCCACTCAACGTTTGAGTGTACTGATAGTCGTTGAACAGCCTTTAAGCTGCTGCTGATTGTCCTAAGCGGAGTTCCCAGCAATTAAGGGCATATATTATAGTGGGCGCAGTAGTGCTTTGATGAAACTGTTTACGTCCACTTGGATCAATTGCCATGACGATCCCATCATAATTACTTCTGCCTATGGTTTCTTCTGGTGCGTAGAATTTGTCACCAGCAAGACCAACGTTAGGAAGTTCAAGGATTGGCTTGAAGATTCCATAGATGTACCTATCAGGAGCCGTTTCACGGTCGCATGAAGCTACGATAAGGTCAGAGAGTCGGAGTGGGTAACGCTCAGCATCATACAAAGCTGTGCGGAGAAGGAACTGAAGGGCAAAGCCTGCTGCTCCATAATCAAGCCGACGAACAGCAAGGTCATCATCATCGAATCTTTTAGGATCCGTAGAGTGTCCTTCAAGCTCTTTGTTAGCTCTCACTTTGTCTTCTACCATTGGTGCAATATGTTCGATTTCACCTTTGTCAAGCTCCTCTATTTTAGGGTATGTAGCTGGCCAAATTCTAATGGCATAGCCACGTGGAATCAGAATATTGTAGAGAGACATTTCAGTCTGAGGAGTTCCAAGGTAGAGGATGCGCCCTCCTGGTTTTAACACAGAGGCGAACTCCTTTACGGACTCCCTTAGCTTCTCTCTCATGGGCTGTGTCATCGAGTTATTAGGAACTTCAACGTCATCAGCGATAATGACATCAGCACGGGAACCCGTTAGCTGTCCATTGATACCCACTGATTTCACTGAAGGACTTCCAGAGGCTTTCGCTCCGGCAACGTCAAAGGCAACGCTACTCCACCTCTGGTCGTTACGTGCCTTCATGTCTTTACATACCTCAATTTCAGTAATGATTCTGTGTGCAAAGATTGAGAAGTCATCAGCCCTTTGTTTGGAAGCTGAGACAACCATTATCTTTGTGTCAGGGTTAAGCCTCAGCCTCCAAACAGCATAAGCGACAGCGATATAACTCTTCCCGACTCCTCTAAATGCCTCTATGATGGCCCTATCAGGGCATGTTTGCATGTAATGTGCAATGTCATATTGGACTGGTGTAGGGTCGGGGAGGTTGAGATGTCGCCAGATGATGTACATGAAGTTACGAAAGTCAGCCAGATGGCGTGCATCACTTGTGTTACTCATTTACTTGGAATGGAAGGTTCTTTAAAAGGTTCCCCATAGGACTCTCGGCTGTCACCACACCAAGCCTTGCACCATTGTCAGCGAGGAATTTAGAGACTGCTGCGATCATTTGAGGGGAGAGATTCTCAGCATCCTGGACTATCCGCAACAATTGGTCAGTCAACACCTGATGGATTTCATCAAGAGTGGCCCTCCTGACCTCGTGGCTGCAAATTATTTGTGGATTAGTGTATTGAGACACTATCTCCTCAGAAGCCGCGCTAACGGCCTCTGTGAGCATACTATCAACTTTTGCTTTTTCTGCTTTCTTCATAAGAATATTTGTCCAAACTCCTGCTCCCTTGCTTTCTGTTTTCCTGACACATTATATCCTCTTTGTCGGTGGATAGCATTGTGCTCGGCAACCGAGATAAGTTTGAGATTCATAGGTGAGGTATTGAGGGGATTCATGTCTCGGTGATGAACAACCATACCAGATGGGATCTCACCAAAGTGTCGCCGATAGACATTTCTGGTGACTTTAGAGGACACACGGGCGTACTTGTTAATCATGTTGCAGCTATTTCATTGTATTCACCAATTTGATAGACCATCGCTTCACGTTTCCGTCTGCGGTACAGTCCTTCCGAATGTTGCAGCTTTCCGAATTTATCACGCATGTTTCCCCACATAAGAAACTCGGATGCTGCTTCAGGCCATGCTCTCCACTTGTGCTTTTTAAGGAGAGTTGACTTTGACAAGGCACCCATACCAATGTTGTAGCCAAAGGAAAGCATTGCATCAAACTGGTATTGTTTGGTCACTGAGTCCTTTAGTATTTCATTAAGCTGTGCTACACGGGGTTTAAGGGATTCTAAGAAGAGCTTGTCAGCCTCCACCTGTGTAATTGAGTCCCCTTTCTTTACAGGAACGCCATTCATTTCAGTGTTGCCATAACCAATCGTCCAGATTTTAGCTGGACACTGGTAGGCTTTCAGTTTACATCCTTCAAATTCCTGGATGAATTTTATACCTTTCTTTGAGATTTCCATAAGGGTCATTTAAATATCGATACGCCAAGCTCTTCAGCATGTTCTTCAAGCCATTCAATTTCATAATCAAACCAGGCACCTTCTGCCTTCAGATACTCAACATCGTTTTGTGTTACGACGTTACCAAAATGGTAGGCAAAATGATACGCAGCCTCCTCTTTGAAAGAGGAGGTAGGGATTATAATGAGGGCATAAGAGGATTCTTTAGAACCCGTTAAAGGTGGATAAGGTGGTGGTTCGACAACTTCCGGTTCGATAACTTCCGGTTCGACATATTCTTCTGGGAACAAAATTTCATCAGGTTCCATTATTGTAATAGTTTAGTGGTTTCTGTTGGTAGTGCCAGTGGTTCAATTCCAGAGCTTAGAACTGCCGTTGCCACCTGTTTGTAATCAATAAGTGCCATATTGGATGCTGCGGGGAACAGTTGGTTTACTGCTGCGGCACTCATGGGATTTGAAAGAGCATTCAGCAGTTTAGCTGGAGATGGTCGCCCATTCGCCAGCATCTCAGCATTTATCTCATTGATGACCGTGACTGTGAACTCCAGTGCAGCGTTCGCCTCAAACATCTGGTCGTCTGTGTACCCTGGAATCCTGGTTGGTTCACACTCCAGATACACCTCAGCGATAAGGTTGTGGAGCAACTCCAGCTCACCCTTGTTGAGGCTGATGGCATGCTGAAAGTCATCTGTGGTTGACTCCAACTCAATGATTTCAGCCTCCAGCTCTAAACACTCATGCTCAGGCATATTGCCCTCTTTACCCCATTTGAGCTTAGAGAGCTTTGCCTGATGTTTCAAGGATGATACCTGCTCCAGTGCTGCAGCTCTTTTGCGTGACTCAAGGAATCCCTTTAGAGTCTGGAGCTTTGCCCATGGAGTTAATCCCTGTACCTGATACCTGTAGTTAAATTCTGAATTATAAACTTGAGCCATGTGTTGATTTATTAACTTATTGAAAACCCTGCTGCTGCTAACTGGCGTCGTTCTGTACCAACACCTGTAACGTCAGCACTAACCACACCTGTATTAGAGACACGGTTGGTCAGGGAGACATTGACTGATGCGAATCCGTAACCGAATATTGCTTTATCTCCACCATACCCTGCGGCTGCTAAATATCGTCGTGCCGTACCAACACCTGTAACGTCAGCACTAACTACACCTGTATTAGATACAAGGTTGGTCATGGAGACAAAGACTGCTGTGTCGCCGTAACCGAATATTGCTTTATCTCCTCCATACCCTGCTGCTGCTAAATATAGACGTGCTGTACCAACTCCTGTTACATCAGCACTAACTACACCTGTATTAGAGACAAGGTTGGTCATGGAGACACTGCCTGTTGAGTAGCCGTAACCGAATATTGCTTTATCTCCTCCATACCCTGTTGCTGCTAAATATCGTCGTTCCGTACCAACACCTGTAACGTCAGCACTAACTACACCTGTATTAGAGACAAGGTTGGTCAGGGAGACGTTGTTTGTTGCGTAGCCGTAACCGAATATTGCTTTATCTCCTCCATACCCTGCTGCTGCTAAGACGTTTCGTGCTGTACCAACACCTGTTACATCAGCGCTGACTACACCTGTATTGGATACAAGGTTGGTCATGGAGACTGCGGTTACTGTTTGACCGTAACCGAATATGGCTTTTTGTGTCGGCTTGAACCCGATGTAAGGTGAGCTGTAGGCTTTGGTTTTCGTGTTGACCCATGCAGCACCATCATCCAACTGTTTCGCATCACTCCCTGCGAACCTCACCACCAGTCCATAGATGTTGCCAGTCAGGAAGTACGTTGGAGTCACAGCAGAGGCTTCACGGGCAAACAGGTTGAGCTTATATTTACCATAGTCACCTGTTCCCTGGTCTTCATTCGCCACAGCCAAGCACTCATTGTTCCGCATAATCATGTCAGTGTCTCCACTGATTTTGCTGGCTGCTGTAAGTACAACTGTTGTTGGTGAGGTTGGTGCTCCAGCTCTGGCATCCACATAGGCTGCTGAGCCCTTGCTGGCGAATCCACCTGTGTTCGTTATGGAGTACAAAGCCCATGAGCCGTTGTTGCTGACCACAGTTGGGCTGAACTCAGCCACGATTTGTGTTCCAGTGTCCGTGTTACGCCTCACTCCAGCCCATACAGTAACCGCATCATTCCCAGCCCAGATGTCATTTGTGTACATACACTGAGTGCCATTGCCTCTGAGGTAAAATGGAAAGCCTGTTGTGTCGTAATTAGTTGAGGTTGTAACACTCTGATATGATGGGAGTCCGACGCCAACGTTCGTTTGCCTTAGGTCAGCATTCAATACGCTTCCGGTAACAGTGACTGTTAGAGTTCCTGCTGTACATGTTATTTTGTTGCTACCAGCACTAAAACTCCCTGTAGCTACCCCTGATAACACCACAGAACCAGTTCCAGTAAATGATAATGTATGTTCACAATTTGCTACTGCAACACTCTGTGTGCTGAGTGTACCTGTCCCAGTCAGCAAGTTAACTCTTGCAGATATCGTGGGTCTGCGGATGGATGTTGGCTGAATGTAGTGGTTGTTTCTTCCAGAGGTATCTGATAGACTCCCTACCGGTTGCTCAAGAGCTGCTGGTACAGTTCTTGTAGTATCCTGAAAACACGTTTGAAGATTTATCTCATAGAC